CAGGGAAAAAAGTCACAATAGTTTCATCAGACAAAGATTTTTATCAACTTATAGATAAAAACATAGAAGTTTACGCTCCAGTAAAAAAGAAAACCTTTACTTTAGAGAATGTAAAAGAAGAAATTGGAGTATTACCGCAAAATTATAATATAGTAAAAGCACTATTGGGAGATAATTCTGATAATTTAGCAGGAGTAAAAGGATTAGGAATAAAAACTATATTATCTGAATGGAAGAGTTTTACTTACGATCCTAATGCATCTCTGCAGGATATTTGGGATCATTGTGAAACACAGTTACAGGCAGATAAACCTAAAAAGATATTTGCTAAAATACTACATAACTGGGATAAGATTATGGATAATTTCCATATTATGGATCTACATAACTCTCAGTTAGATGAAAACGAAGTTGCGATAGTAGAAGAAGTACTTAGCAGCCCAGTCCCTGATTTACAAACAGGAGCATTTTTACATCTTTTAGATCAAGATAAAATTGAAGGTATTACTAAAAATACCGAAGGATGGTTAGAAAATTTTAGAGATTTAACAAAAGTATCATGAAAAAAGCAATAATAGTTAGCGGTTACTTTAATCCGCTCCATAAAGGTCACCTAGAGCTTTTTGAGAAAGCAAAAGACGCTGGTGATGCATTAATAGTAATCGTTAACAACGACAAACAACGAGAAATGAAAGGCTCTAAGTTTTTCATGGATGAACAAGAAAGAGTCCAGATAATTAGAGCACTGAGCGTGGTTGATATGGCATGGATATCAATCGATGAAGATAACACTCAGAATGAGACTCTTAAATTAATGTTTGGTAAGTTTAACGAAACATATAAATTAGCATTTGCTAACGGTGGTGATCAAAATAACGACACAATACCAGAAAAACCCACCTGCGAACAATTTGGTATAGAACTAATCGATGGATTAGGAGAAAAAATACAATCAAGTAGTTGGTTATTAGGTGAAAAATAGTTATATTATATTAAAGGTTATTAAATGACATTAAAGAGTTTACAGCAATACGGGAAGGGGTTCCAACTTAAAGTTTTAGGTTCATTACTCACAGATAAAAAGTTCTTACTTAATGTAAGAGACGTACTTTACGATCATTATTTTGATGCAGATTCACATAAGTGGATCATTAAGCAGATTTGTGATTACTTTGATAAATACCACACTAACATTACTATGGATGTTCTGAAAGTAGAACTACAAAAAGTAGAAAATGAGGTACTTCAAGTAGCATTAAAAGAAGAACTAAGGAATTCGTACCAAGCTTCCCAAGACGACTTAGAATATGTACAGGAAGAGTTTCAAACCTTCTGTAAGAATCAAGAAATGAAAAATGCTATACTTAACTCAGCAGACCTTTTAAAGGAACATGATTTTGATGGTATTCGAAACATGATCGAAAAGGCTATGAAAGCAGGTATGGATAAAAATATTGGACATGAGTATAATAAAGATGTTGAAACTAGGTATCGAACTGATTACCGTCCTACCATCCCTTCTCCTTGGCCTATTCTTAATGATGGTATTCAAGGAGGATTTGGACCTGGGGACCTCGCTATTGTGTTTGGTAACCCTGGTGGTGGTAAGTCGTGGACTATGGTTGCTATTGCTGCTCATGCTGTTAGTCTTGGGTATAAAGTTAATTACTATACGCTCGAACTCGGAGAGGACTATGTGGGTAAAAGATTTGATTGCTACTTTACAGGGTACTCTATTGATGAGGTTAATAAACACCGTAAGGAAGTCCAAACACATGTAGATAGTTTAAAAGGTAAGTTAATAGTAAAAGAATATGCTCCAAAAGCGGCTACTGTTGGGACAATCAGATCTCATATTCAGAAGTGTATCGATATGGACCATAAACCCGATTTAGTAATCATCGACTACGTAGACTATTTACGTGCTCCCTCTAAAGGTAAGTTTGCAGAACGTAAAGACGAAATCGATGATGTATTTATTGCAACTAAAGGATTAGCAAAAGAATTGAAAATAC